CTGGCTGCCAGCAAATTGATTGAGGAAACCAATCTTGATTTTATTAACTGGATAGAGGGGGTCACACTACCTGCCGAAAAAGTTAAGAAGGACGATTTTCTTAAAAAGTTTACCGATCTATTTCCAGACTATGCCTCCGGCAAATACCAGGTCACTCAGACTAGGTTCACTCAGTGGCTTAGAAAATGGTGTGAGTTTAAAAATATCCGGCTGGACAGCCAGCACAGCTTTAATGGTGCCATGGTTTACGGCTTTGACACCTCGGCAAAAAACGATGCAATTATAGGCAGATTCTCCGGTGTAGATTTAAAAACAGAAAACCCCACAACAGAAAATGAAAAAAGTACACAAGCCGGATGGATGCCAGCATTAGACGACGATGAGGGGTTTTAATGGCTTTTTGTGTACACTTGTGGAGGTTTTTCTTTTAAAAAGTACACGTTTATAACCATTTTATTTTCAATAAAATATATTATACTTGTGTACTTGTGTACTTTTATTTTTAATAATAATAATAATAATAAAAAATAAAAAAAGTATTTATTTATATATTGACATGGGGTGTTTTTTATAAAAGTCCACAAAAACAGCCTATTTTTATTATATTTATTTGTAAATCAAATTGTTGTGTTAAAATCAAAAAGTACACAAAAGAACACGGCTGAAATAATGGTCCGCAACGGCGCGAAAGCATATGTTTATCGCGATTTACCCGGCGGACAATCGGCTTATCGCGATATATTCCAAATAAATTTGTAAATTAGTACCCATGCGTGATAAGTTAACCGAAAAGCAAAAGCAGTTTTGCCATGAATATGTGATAGATTTTAATGGTGCCCAGGCTGCTATTCGGGCTGGATACAGCGAGGATACTGCAAAAGAGATCGCTTCCGAGAACTTAACAAAACCTAATGTAAACGCTTATGTTAAAGCGCTTACCGCGAAAAAGAGAGACAAAAATGAGCTTTTGGCTGACCGAGTTATCGCCGAATTAGTGAAGGTTGGGTTTGCAAATATTCAAGACTATATTGACACTGGCAATTCGGTAACCGACCTTACTTTAATTTCAAAAGGAAAGGCAGCGGCTGTAGCCAGCGTTAAAAAATCTGTCACCACTTTTGAGGGTGGCGAAAAAGAAACGGTTGAATTTAAGCTTCACGATAAAATTAGCGCTCTTGAAAAAATAGGTCGGCACCTAGGATTATTTGAAGCCGATAATAAAAGGGAAGTTCTTTTGAAAATGGGCAAAGACCTGGCCGATGAATTTACAGACTGATGCCATCCGGTATTCTCGGAAGTGGTACAATCCACTGTTTTTTATTCTTAACGAACTGATTAAAATACCTACCATTCGGCGGGTGCTTGTTTATGGTGGCAAGCGATCTTCCAAAACGATCTCTATAGCGCAATTACTTTCAAAAGAATGTGTGGGTCGCCGGGCAAATACAATCGCATTTAGGAAGGAAAATAATATCATCCCAACCACACTAAAGAAGTCGTTCAATCTGGGGATTAGTTCGCAGTTTTTACAATTGGCTTTTATATCCCAAGACAGAAAGTATGTTTGCCGCCGAGGGGCCGAAATTGTTTTAAAGGGCCTGGACGAAGAAGAAAAGGCAAAGGGTATTGAGTCTTATAAATACTTATACCTTGACGAATTGAATCAATTCGATTATGATGAGTTCCTGCAGTTTGACATGTCTTTGAGCGGTATGGAAGGGCAAAAAATATTTGGAAGCTGGAATCCTGTAAGCGAAACCTCATGGATAAAAACGAAGCTAATTGACGTTGACGAATGGAAAGATATGGAGCAATACTCCCTCCCTAATCCGGATAGTTTTATTCGCATTAACGCCGCCGGTGATACCGTTCTTATTCGTACAAACTATGAGGATAACTATTGGATTGTGGGTTCACCCAGTGGCGATTATGGTTTTGTTGATAACAATATTATTTCACTTTACAATTCATTAAAGCACAAAGATCCGGAAGCGTACCGGGTGAATGTATTGGGCGAATGGGGTGTAATTAAGCCAGGCGACCCATATGTATATGCGTTTGACAAAGAAAAACATTCAGGTGACACGGTATTAAATCGCGGACGAGAGGTGTACCTTTCTTTTGACTTTAACCGTAACCCGATTACGTGTGGCGTTTACCAGCACGACCGCGTAGGGGAAATTCGTGGCATAGAAAGCATTCAACTGGCTAATAGCGACATCTATAAATTGTGTGACCGTATAAACGAGACATACTATGGATGTATGTTTATGGTTACGGGTGACGCCACCGGGCGAGCGTCAACGGCATTAGTGCAGGATGGGATTAATTATTACACGGTCATAAAGCAAAAATTGAACCTGTCCGGCGGTCAATTGCGCGTGCCGAATATTAACCCAGTAGTAACTGAAAACCGTATGTTGGTCAACGCGGCCTTTCATACCGGAAACATCGTGTTAGATAAAAACAAATGCGCCCCTTTAATATTCGATTGTCAATATGTAGGGGTTAAAGATGACGGCGATATCGACAAAGGAACGCGGGCTGACCCCAAAAAACGCGCTGACCATTTGGACAACTTTCGGTATTATTTGAATACCTTTCATAAACATTTGCTTAAAACCCCTTAAATTTACTCAATGGACTGCAAAATATTCCGCGACTACCTGGGCATTTGCAACGCCACCGTCAAGGTGTACGCACTGCTCAATCCGGCGACCGAATACCAGTGGGTGGTAAAAGATAAATTCGACCACGAATATTCGGGGGTGGCTATTAGCGACGGTGACGGCTTTTTGTCCATTCCGGTGGTGGACCTGCCCGATGGATTGCTCGCCAACTACAGCGGTCAGTTCACACTCACGCTTTATTACCTGGGCCGCAAGATTAATTTTAAAATGGCTGACCTGTACGACGAAATCTGTTTTGACGTAGCGGCCGGCACGCGGGTGAAAAATAATTTAGGGGTTGATTTTGATTGCAACGCTACCAGCGGCGGCGGAGGCAATAGCGCGGTGTTTCCGTTTGACAGCATAGCTACGCTGGATATCCCCTGGAATGAATTGCTGAATAGTTTTTACGGCAGCGCTCCTAACGTTCAGGTATACTTGCAAACAGGGCCGGGCACGTACGAACTGACGAATGTTTCGGTTACTATGAACCAAACTGGATACACACTTGACAGTATACACATTGATTTTGGTGGTGCCGCTACTGGATATGTACTTATCTCATGACGTGTTGCCCCGCCAATATAATCACTTTCGCCGGTGTAACGGAAACCAATGTTCCTTATGATGGTGTGAATCCTTTTGTACAGGTGGTTTACTTTGAAGACGGGCAATATTATATTTCAACCATCGGTAGCCAGGTAAAGTTTTCCGGCGGCAATATAAATATTAATCATGGTGGCCCCAGGGCGGGGTTTATAGTAGTTAAATGATAGCTAAAATATTTATAATATCTTTTTGTGTAATCGGATACTGTTGCACGTTTTGGGAAGGAATGATATTTGAAAAATTAGGTGATAAACTGGATAATATATTTCCAGAGTACATACAAAAACCATTGTATCGTTGCTTTATATGTGCCTGTTTTTGGTGGGGAATGTTAATATATTACTTGTTTTTTTGGGCATCTTGGAAAGAAATGTTTTTGGTAGTCATCGCCAGCATGGGCGTGAATGCTGCATTGAGTAAAATGTTTAACAATGATTGAAGAATGGAAACATATCGATGGGTTCAATGGTAAGTATGAGGTATCTTCCTTGGGTCAGATAAAATCTTTATTTGTAAAATATGGTAAAGAAAGAATATTAAAACCCAACACAAATAAACAGGGGTATTTAACCGTATCGTTATCTAAACATTCAGAAATAAGAACCTATCGGGTTCACCGGATTGTAGCATCGGTTTTTTTGGATAATCCAGAAAACAAGTTGCATGTTAATCATATCGACGGGAATAAATTAAATAATACAGTACAAAATTTAGAATGGGCAACGCCCCTGGAAAACATGACGCATGCCCTAGAAAACGAATTGGTAAATAATAAAAACGAAAAAAATAAAAGAAGTAGAGTTGTTTTACAATCTACCATGGATGGTGTATTATTGAAAGAATGGCCCAGTCTAGGAGAAATAAAACGTTCATTGGGGTTCCACCATGCAAATATTATAAAATGTTGCTCGGGTAAGTTTCAATCTATGTACGGTTTTAAATGGGCCTACAAATGACTACTGATCAACTGCTCATACAATACGGCTTTAAATATTCACGGTCTTGCCAGTGTGACGGGCATGCCACGAAGGTGTACACGAACAATAATTACGAATTCCGGTGGCGCAAGAATCGTTTCCTGGGTAAGCTAAAAGACAACGGCGCTACATTATTCAACTGGTTTAATATTGGTGAACTTGAAAACAAACTTACTGAAGCGGCTATTCCGCCGACCGCTTAAACCTTTTTTATTGGAAGATAAATACCGCGTCATTCCGGCCTTTAACCTGAATGGAGTGGATTATTATCAGTTCGATAGCGCCTTTGAAATACCGGCCGGGCGCGCCATGAATACGCTTACTATTTTCGAGGAATTCAATATGCGCTGCACGGAAGATTACTTGCGTAAACATTGCCGCGCGGTGGATATATTACTTTCGGGCGTCAGCGGTAAAATAAGTTTGAATGATATCGCCTTATTGCACCGAAACTTGAAGGAGCGGCTCGACATGGTGCAAATGCCTGACCATATTTACAAGCTGGCCAGTGTAATGTTTTTCGATAAGTCGGAGTCACCCTACTTGTACGATTTTGCGTACAACGAAAAGAAGATTGCCGCCTGGAAAGCGGCGCCCGACACACTAGATTTTTTTTTGAGAACGCCGTTCAAGGAATTAATACCGTCTTTAAGGTTGCATCAGCAAAATGTAAAAACGTTTTTCAGGGTGGCGGAACAGGCCGACAAACTTCACCAGGAAGACCTGCAAGCAGTATTATCCAAGGCGGAATAGACGACCGATACAATCAATTGTGCTGGATGGCGGGGAACGACCCCGGCCGGATTAAAGAGTTTGAAAAATTACCTATCTTAGACTATCTGATTATATTAGATAAAAAACTGGCCGAAGCAATCGCGGCGTCACGTCCAAAAAATACATCCGCTAAAACGGGCAAGCGTGCCAGATAATATAATTATCGATTTTCAGGTCAACGACGAAGGGTTGCAACCCGTTGAAGACCGCTTAGAAAACCTGGGGAAAATTGACGCCGGTTCGGCCGTTATCTTCAAAAAAACCAATACTGAATTACAAAAGCGTTCGGCCCTGCTGAAAGGTATCGCCGACGGCAGCGCGCAGGTTACCGTGAACGCCACTAAAGAACAGGGCGTGTACAATAAACTGGTTTCTTCACTGAAAACCCTTTCCGGTCAGAGCAAAACCACGGTGCAAGACCTGTTGAAGTTGAATCCCAAGGAAGTGGCCGCCGGGTTTGAAGGTGTGGTCACCAACGTAGACGATTTTATAAAAGTAATGCAGGGCGCCAGCGAAGGCGCTGACAAGTTTTCGGCCAAGTCGCAATCGCTCAAGCAACAATTAAAAACCCTCACCACGCAGATCGCGGAAATGAAGCTGGCCGGTACTGACTCGGGTGAGGCATTTAATCAGCTGGTGTTTAGTGCCGGTAAAATAAAGGATGCGTTATCGGACGCGGGGCAGGAAGTGCGCAATTTTTCCAGTGACACCCGCACCGTGGATAATGTGATCGGTAGCGTTACGGCCCTAGCCGGTGCATTCACGGCGGTACAGGGCGCTTCGGCCTTGTTCGGTGACGAAAACAAAGACCTGCAGGAAACGCTGGTGCGTGTTTCGGCGGCGATGGCGGTGCTCCAGGGCGTGCAACAAATACAGAACGCCCTACAAAAAGAGGGGGCGCTTTCTTTATTGGCCCTGAACGTACAACAGCGGGCAGCGGTATTGAATACGCAATTGCTGGTGGCCGCGCAGTCTGAAAACGTAGTGGTGTCGGGGTTGGCTACCGGAGCCATTCAATTACTGAACGCGGCAATGGCCGCTAATCCTATCGGATTGTTCATCACGGCCTTGGTGGCGGTGATTGGTGTGTTCGCGTTTTTTATGACCCGTGCGCATGACGCGGCCGTGGCCCAGGGTGAATTGAACCAGGCCATCGCCAACGGTAGCGAGGGGTTAGATGCTTACGTGGCCGGCAGTAAGCGCGGGTTGGATAAAGTAGTCAGCGACCTGGAAAAAGCAGGCGCCCGCCAGAGCGAAATTCAAAAACAGGGAGGATTGGTAAGTGCCGACCAGATAAATAAACGCCAGGCGGAAATCGCCAACCTGAATAAAACAATTCTAAAGTACGAAGGTTCCACCAATACTGAAACGGTAAAACTGCGCGGTGAAGCCTTGAAACAGGTGGCTAAATTGGAGCAGGACAATGCCGATGCTGTCACCCAATTACACGTACAGCAGAACGCATACGATAAACAACTTATTAAAGAAAACCTGGAAGACCAGGTGGCTGCGCAGCGGGCCGCTTTAGCCAAGGCGCAGGAAGGTAGCCGCGAACAATTGGCTGCGCAACTGGCATTGATTAAAGCCCAGGCGGCGCTAGATACGCAGGACGCCGGTCAGGATCCGGCCAAGGTAGCGGCTATTCAAGCCCAGGCCCGGAAAGATCAAATAGAAACGGAGGTAGCCTTTCAGCGGCGATTGGCCGACCTGCGGGTAAAGGATATTGACCTGCAAATTGAAGGGGCGAAGAACGTTGACGCTACCAATGCCGAAGTGTACGCCCTGGAAATAAAACGTATTACGGCCCAAGCTGCTGCCGAAGTGTTGAATACAAAACTGAGCGCCGCCGAAAAACTGGAAATCCAAAAGAAGGCTGATGCCGACCGGGCCGCCGCT